CTGCTCGTAAGTCGGAGCAGAACCAGTTCCACTTAACTGGCTAAAACCGAAAGGCGCAAAAGTATTTGCCATGACGGATCTCCTTTTTAGGAAGCCATCATCGCGCACCGGGGCGACTAAGACTGGGTTTTTTGAACCTCCGCACCGGGGGAAGCGGTACGATAAATCTTTTATTTTTTTAAGTTTGTCAACATTATAATAAAAAGGGCGACATATAGCCGCCCGATTTACCAATTTTTTTACGAAGGAATCGGAATTGAATCGTAAGTTTTCCGGATATTAACCAGTGACTGGTCTTTATTTGCCCGCTCAAACTGACCGCCTTCTGCGGAATTTAGCTGGGCTTCCTTCTGCCGGACCTGATTACGCGCCTTGCGCAATTCAATTGCACGGGACTCTTCAGATATTTCTGACGGACGCTCCATAAGGACCATACCCTTGCGCTCAATCGTTGGGTGATTGCCGCTATTTGGCATGTAGGATGGGTGACGCGATGTCGGAACCGCTTCCCAACCAGCGCGGGCCAGTGCCACCTGATATGCAGGATCTTCAGCGCCCATCAAAAGCTTACGCTTCCATTCATATTCCCAGCCCGGTGGAATATCGGACTTGTTGATGAAAAAGTCATCAGTGCCTTCATCCAGATCGCCAAGGTGATCACGAAGTTCTGCTGCACGGCGCGCAGCGCGAGTGCGGGGGTCTTCTTCACGCATAGGGGCTCTAATATCCTCGCGAATTGTTGGCGTAATATCCGCATGCGTTGCCTCTGGAGCAACAGCAAGGGGCTCATATGCCTCTTCCAAAGCATCTATGTTTACCGCTTCTGCGGCACTTTGGGCTGCATGATCAAGGGCCTCTTTGACCTTTGGTGGGCGTCCGCGCTTTTTTGGTGCAATAGTTTCCATAATAATACTCCTTGAATTTAATTCATCTTGCCTTCTTTTTGAAGAGTAAGCTTGTTGCGGCCATATTCCTCAGGCGTCATGCCCATCATGTCGGCTATATCGCGCTCTGCTGCGGTAAGTGTCACACGATTTGGCTTGCTTCCACCGCCTCCACCACTGCGCGAAACAGGGGCTGCGGGTGGTGCCGAACGGCGCTGCGTTGGCTTTGCAGCGTCGGCCATGGCATCGTAATCACGGTTATTATCCTGACGGCGAAGGCGAAGTGTGTCCTCAATTGCGTCAAAATAATCGTCGGAATCAGCAGGGATGTCATCCGCCATAGCCAGATTGTGTGCTGCCAGCATCTTTTGATACAAGCGCGGGTCAGTCGCAAATTGCGGATTGCGACGCACCCAATCAGCAGAGCGCGGCGAAAGCTGCGATGCCAGAGCCTCAACAGGATCAGCGACATATGGTGTTGGGGCTGCTTGACGTGGTTGATTTTCCAGCGCCTGCTTACCTTGCTCAAGCTGAAGAAGCTTGGCTGCGTTAGAAGACATTTCCGACTGAATGTCAGCCGCAGCGTCATAATCCTGCATAGCCATTGCGTCACGGTAATTTGCCTTGAGGATATTGTTGTTCTGAAGGACTGTATCGATGGCATTAGACACCAGATGAAAGTTTGTGTCCTGCACCTCACCCTTTGCTTCATACGCCGAATATTCAGCTTCGCTTGCGCGGCGCTGTGCTTCCTGACGTGCCCTGCGCTCTTCGTCTAACTGCGCCTTCAGGGTGTCAAGGGTGTTATCTACCGGATCGGGTTCAACGGCCTTATCCTCTGATTTTTCAACAATAATGTCTTCTGCTGGCTGTGGATCGTCGCCCAGATCAATTTCCAATTGGTCTTCTACGTTATCTTCGATAGACATTTTAGCCTCCTTACCAGATCATATCAGGATGTGGGACACTGCCCCGGATGTTTGTATCTTTCAGCGCACGGCAAAGCACGTTGTTGACAGTGATCGTCCAGCCGTCTGAAGGGCGATAAACAACCCAATCATTCAGCTTTACGTCCATGCCCCGGAACCAATTACCATTGGGATCATCAAAAGCTTCAGAGCCCATCTTAACGACAAGGCCAACCTTGCTTTGATGGCGGTCTTCGTCACGGTGCTGATCAGTTAAGAATATACCGCTTTTGGTCTTTTCCGGACGCAAATACACAGCGACAACCACCTCATTGTGGAACACTTTGAACTTTTCAATATCACCCAATTCCCGCATAATTGCTTCTTTTGGGTCTTCTTCATGATTCATAATCATATGTGGCATTTAATTTTTCTCCATATTATCGTTCAGAAATAATTTTATTAACCTCATCACGCAGGTCTTCAAACTCGCGAAGGCCAGCAATCCTACCAACTTGGTATTTATAGTCGGAATAATCAACGACTGCGTGTGCGTTTGTGATGTTTTCTGAAAGGGAGGCGATGCGCGCCTCAATGAGTTTCATCAACTCAAATTCAAATAGATTGTTAAATTTCATCGATATAATCCATAAAATAAAATATTGGGCGACGTTCTTCCAACCAACGCCGCCCAAACTTAACTACTTCTTACGTTTTTGGATCTCCGCCTTTTCCAAACGACCCGGACCGCTACCAGCGCCTGCATCCATATCCTTGTAAGAACGGTAGGTGCGGCCACCAGCCTTGCGCGGCATTGGTGCAGGACCAGCGCCCGGACCGCCCATAGGAGGCGCAGGCATTGGAGGCATAGGCATTTGCATAGGCGGACCAGCCTGAGGCTGTGGCGGAGGCGGCATCTGCACTGGAATACCCTGAGGCATTGGTGGCTGCTGCATATTAGGATCCATTTGCGGCTGGCTCTTGCCAGTCATAATGGTGATATTGATGTCGGTCTTGCCGTTCTTTTTCTTGGTACGACCACCGCTATTCATTTCAAGGGCACCAAGGCTACCGCCGTATTGCTTAGCAATGCGACCGCCAACCTTTTCCTGCGTCTGCATTTCGCCATCTAGCGACGTGTAGCCACCATGGGCTTTAGCAGTACGCGCAGATTGCTTAAACGCATCAGCCGTTGGAGCGCCTTTGCTGCCAACCTTGCGCATGCGCTCTTTTGATCCATTTGCAATGCGCTCTTGCTTGGCGTGAATGTTTGCGTACAAACCGCCACCATTCTTCTTGCCTGCGACAGGAAGAGATGACTCTGTTGACGGACCATCCTTTTTCTTGCCAAAAGCTTTGTATGCCAATGCGCCAAGACCGCCCATAAGCAAAGATGGGTTCTTCGCAATTGCATTACCGGCAACGCCAAGTGCGGCATATTTACCGACATCCTTTAGAACGCCGCCAAGGCTCTTGCCGGTGCGACCGCCCTTATTCAGGCCCTTTGCCGAATGCTGGGTGTCGTGCTTCTTGTCCATCTTGGACTTTTCCCACGCTGCCATCGACATACCGTACTTTTTAGCAAGCTTCTTGTCCTGCGATTCGTCCTTAGCGGAACCCTCCCAAGATTTGCCACCGCGCTTGTAAGGCATTGGCTGCTGCTGATCATAGCCTCGTTGCATTGCCGGTTGCTGCTGCATTGCTTGCTGCTGCTGCATTGCTCGCTGCATTGCTGGTTGCTGCTGCATTGCTTGCTGCTGCTGCATTGCCCGCTGCATTGCCTGCGGCATTGCTTGTTGGCCACCGTAATTTTCCCGTTCTGAATTCTTCATAGCACGGTTAGCGCCGCCATCTTTGCGACCGTTGCGCATGGCATCAAGAACCTTTGACACAGCCACTGGTGAAGGACCTGTGCTGTTAGCCATTGTCCTTTTTTGCCTGTTAACATCTTTGCCGCCCATACGACGATCTTCAGCAGCAATTTCAGCCATTGTTGCGCGCTTACCGCTCTCGTTGTATGCGCCACCGCCGTCTTGCTTCATAGCGCGACCGCCTGTTTTCAAAGCGCCAATGTGCTTCTTGCCTTCACGGGCTTCGTTTGCATCTTTCAGATTGCGGTTAACCAGTGCGTCAACGGTAAGATGTTTGCTACCTGCGCGTGGCTTCTTGCCCGCATGCTTCTTGGCGTCAGCGCCCTCAACAGCAACAACCTTGCCGCCTTTCTTGTAAGCGCGACGTGAAATTGGGCGCATGCCCGTCTTAACTTCAGAATTCAAAACTTCTTCAGGACCGTAGTCAGAAGCGTCAACCTTGCCATTGTTAGCTGCGATTATACGATGAATTTTAGCGCGCATTGCACGGCGAGCGTTGCGGGACATCTCTGACATACAGTCTCCTGTCTTACCGAATTACCGGCGAATAAAAGCTTCCACAAAATTGTGGCCGCAAGATCATTACCTTTTTTTCAAACCCTTTGCAATCATCAAGGCGCTACGAACTTTACCGCCCTTTTTGAAGCCATACTTCTCTTGGTTTTCCATGCCTGTCATGACGCTGTCCAGCATGCGCTGGTTGACTGGCTGCACCTGCTTCTGCTCTTCAAACAGCTTCCTTGCGGTGCTGCGGCCCATGGCATCTTCTGAATATGGGTGAACAACCTGACCCTTCTGGGTTGGATTAGCAATCATTCTCTCAACCACATCAGGCATCACATAGTGCCGCTGTGTAAGCGGAACGTCGCCAACATACTCACCAAACGATGGCTTTTCGTAAGTGGAATGGTCAAATAACTCTGGCTGCTCACTGTCTTTAGAGGACAGCTTTACAACCCGGTGCCCCAAAAGGTTCCCGGAAATGCCTTTTAGCGCTGGGTCAGTAATGGCAGCGCGGGTGACGCCAACTTCAGGAAACCCTTTGTCCCGCCATCTGGATTTATCCATAAAGTCAACAATTAAGCTACGGTGACTGCCGCTTAGATTACCCGCTTTTGGTCTGGCATACTCACTGGAAGCCTTAGCATTTGCAATCCCCGGCCACTGATCGAGCGCCTGCATAGCCCTTGCAAATTGAGCAGGATTTTTACGCACGTCAGCAGGAAGATGCTCACCGTTTAAAAGCGCTTCATCAAACGCCTCAAGATCTGCCTTTTTGATGCTTGCCGTTGGGATTTGAGCCATCAAAGCGTCAAACATATTGTGTGATGAATTTACAGCGGTGGGGCCCATTGGCGAAAAAATGCCGTAGACATCACGTCCAGCGCCTTCTTCTGCCTTAATTTTGTTCATAAATCCGGTGGCATGGCTTTTGTTATTTCGCCACACTTGACCCGGATTAGGCTCACGCATGTACTTAGCGCCAGCATGCAGATCTACCGGCCAAGAAAGTTCTTTGTCGTTAATGTGGGTCAAACGCCCAAAGTTTGACAGATCGCCGCCCATGTTAATGAGGGAGCCACCCTTGGCAATGTCGTGGAACTTATCCCATGACAACGGATTTTCTTTTTTCAAAGAAATCCCCGGTATATCGCCAATCGTTGCCCGGACATCGCTGACAGGCATGGATTGCTTGATATTGTAAAAGCTGCCTGTACCAGTTTCTGCACCAGTTTTGCCGCGATACGACTGCGCAATCTGCAATGCCCTTTGGACAGACGCAGGGTTACTGCTGAGCGGGCTTTGGACGCGCTTCAGGTATTCGCGAACGCGCTCCGGGTCAACGTCACCACCTTCAGCGTAGCCTTCAACCTCACCGCCATCAGCATAGGCAGCAAAACCCCTTTTCAGAATGCTTTCGCGCATCTTGGGCGTAATTTCTAGCGTTGGAAGATCGGTTTCAACGTCGGGAATATAGTCGTGGCTATTTTCACCCTCTTCGGATTCATAATATTCCTTAGGGTGCTTAACGGTTGAAACGGAAAATTTGGCTTCAGGATCGTGCTGCTTAGCAAGCTTTATTAAGCGCTTGGGCACCATATCATTATAAAACTTCTTCATACCTTCGCCGCCAATCGTAAGATCAACGCCGCTTAACGTGCGCCAGTCGCGATATGCGGAATAAGGCGCTTTACTTATGGTGGAATATGCGCTTCGCAACTCATTATCCAGTGTATTATGTTCGTCAGAAAAACCCATGTTGCGGGCGTAAGAGTAAGCATTTTTATCTGCTATATCATCTTTTAAAATTTCTCTAAGGTGGTCCTCTTGGCCCTCATCCCAATTGAAATTGGGGTCTTCTTCACGCTTAGCCTCAAGGCGTCTTTGTATATCGGTTTCAACCAGCTTATCTTTAAATGATTCATAAGCCTTTCGTGCGCTGTCAACTCTGGCTTGCGCCTCTTCGCGCCCAGTTCCTTCGCCGGAAAAGATTTTACCAGCAACATCCTTACCCAAGGCGTTCACTACATCCTTTTCGGCAAGGCTGTCTTGGTCGTAAACCTTTGCGCCATCATGATTATACGCCATGACGTTATATGTGCCGTCATCATTCTTTTCGTGATGGATGTCCCTGATGTGCTTGCTAAGGTTATAGCGATCAGCGACAACGTCACCCGGCGACCATGCAAGCTTATCATGTCCACCTTTGGCAGCTTCCATCATAGCGCGCTTCAGGCCCAAATCGACCCAGTCATCAGTCTTTGTGACGTAAGCTGCTGGCGTTATGCCGCTCTGAGCCTTTTCTGCTTGCCTACGCATTTCTGTAAAGCGGTCAGCTTCATCTTGACCACCAGCATAATAAGCAAGCATTTCTGGGGACTGCTCTGATTGGAATAAATCATTAATTACTTCAAGATCTTCCTTAGTTTTGCCCTGCTCCCTTGCCCGCTCCATAATGGCGTCAAAAGCACGTTGCCTAAGATCCTTGTTGTAATCTTCAAATTCAGAAATAGCTTTTTGACCTTCTTCAGAATTTTGGTCAAAGCCACTTTCCCGTCCCTTTTGGGCCCAATCGCTTTGCAGTTCATCAAGGTGCAAAAGGCGCTTACCCTCATTATCTGTGCGATCTTTCATCAAAAGATGCGTTAAGACATTTTGCTCACCGACAAGGTGGTTTTCAACACCCTTAAACCTAACGTCATCGCCGCCATGTTTAAGCGCAATTTCACGGTAGTTTTCACCACCCGGAAGCATAAACTCTTCGTGGTGCGGAGTTCCGGCGCTATTAACATTTAGCTCTTGTTCTCTAAGTGCCGCCAAAGTGCTTCTGCGCTCATCGCGTAATGCAGCCTCTTCAGCCCCACCCGGATCAAATTCTTCACGAAGGTTTGCTCTTATGGCGTCTTGCTTGCGATTCACATATTCACGGTACTTTTGATCATATTGTTTTTGAAGAGCCGCCCGTGTTTCTATATTGGGGTTGTCAGTATAAAACCCCTTTTCCTCAAGAGGTGTACGGTTTTGATGGAAATGCTCTGCGACCTGTTCGCGGGTAACCTGCGGCTGGCCTGCAAAAGCTTCGTCATAGCCAGATGCTTGGAATTCGCTTGGCTTGACACCGCGATTGGTCAGCATGTTGCGGAATTCGTCAGGTGACGCTTTTGCCTGTTGGGCATTAGCAGCCGTTACTGCTGCATGGCTGTACAGGCCCATATCATCTGGCGCGGCATATCCGGTCGGCTGCTCAACTTCACCGCCAGCGGCATAGCCACCACCCATGAAATCAAGGGGCGGCTGCGCCTCTTCCGTATCAGGCTCACCAATTTGGGGCAAAGGCACACGCGCAAAGTTTGGATCAACCATGGCCGCAATGTTTCGTGCGGTCATGATTGCTTTGCGGATAACCTTTGGGTCGTTCATTCGCCCTCATCCTTATTAAATTTACGCTCTGATGGGCTTGCCAAAGGCTCAATAAGTTTAGCCTGCTCCGGATGTATCACAAGGTCACGGGCAAGCTGCAACATGGCAACGCGCTCACGGCTTTGACGATCTAGATCACGGTTCTGATCTTCAACCATACGCTCTTGATGACGGACGCCAATTTCGCTGCGCTTGGTTTCGGCGTTGATCAAGTCTGCCTGCGCGGCATTCATTGCTGCTTGACCCATTTCTGGCCCGTCTTGCTTTGGCGCAAATGCACCGGACTGGATCTTGGCTTGCGTTTCTGCCGACCGTGCCTGCGCTTCCATCATCCGCGCATTTGCGGTGATTTCGTCTGTCTTCATCTTGGCTTGAGCCTGCAACAGTTCTGGTGGTGGCGATGCTTGTGCGCCTGCCGGTGCCATAAACTGCGATGGGTTCGACCAGCCGATAGCCTGCAATGCAGCCGTGTCGATGGCGATAGGATCGTACATCGATGGGTTTGCCTGCTGAAGTTGCTTCAGGGCAGTGATCTTCATAATACGCTGGCCCTGCGACGATGTGTTGGGGTCAGCCTGAGGCGTTAGGTCAAAGTCATTAAGCGCCTGAATGAATGTCGCCTGATCCCATGACATGGTTGGCTTAGCGTTGCGCTGCCAGAAGCTTTCAGGGTTTTGGCGGAAGCATTCGCACAGCAATCGGAACTCTTCAGCCTGAGCAGCATGAAGGCGCTTGTGAACGGCATTCATGACCTTGGTAGCCTGTTCGATCATAGCAAGGGTCGTGCCAACAGGGGCGTCAGCGCGGCCTTCACCAACCTGTTGCTCAGACGTTCCACCAATACGCATGCCTGTATTAGCCATATCCCCAACAAGCTGCATCAGCGCCTGTGATGGCGGCTGGTAGGGCAGCGGCATAACGGCTTGTGATATTGGCATGCCACCAGTCTTGATAAGTGCGCCGCCACCGGGAGGAACGCGGAAGATGTTTGTGTTCTGCCGTGCGCCTGTGTCAGCCATGAGAAAGCCGGGGAAGTTCGAATACATGCCTGCATCCAACAACTCGCGCCATGCAGCCGTAATGGCGTTGGTGGTGTTGCCCAGAATGTGCAGGAGGCCAATGTCGTAGAACCCAAGGCCCGGTACGAACGTAAACTTAACAAAGTTTGGCTTTGCGATTGGCAGGTCTGCTGTTTCTTCGTCAAAGTTGCGGACAATCGACAGGATTTCCTTTGAGGAAACGTCAACGGTCACGCGGTATGGGATCTCAAGCCCGGAGATCTTGCCTTTGTGCTTATGCTCAAAGCCCTTGATGTCCAGTTCGCAATAGCATTCGTATATCTCGCGATCACGATCCAATGGATTGGTGGAATCAGACGAAATACCCTGTTGGTCACGCTCTTCGCGCTGCAATGGATCAAGGCGGCGCATGCTAGGTGTGCCCAAATCAACGTCACGATAGACGCCAAGGATCTGCATGCGTTTTACAATCGACGGGCGCATCATGATCCGGTGCGTAATGCGACGCGCATTGGACAAATCCGTTGCA